TACTTAGGAAAGGGCCTCACATGTCAAGAATGGCAGATTTGTACATTGATATAAGCGCAAAGTTGGAGAAAAAATCAACTGAGTTTGCTGACGCTATTGAATGCGGTTGCATGAAGTGCGATGAAATGACTATTCAAGCAATTGATGCAGAGTTTGAAATCATGAGCAAGGAGTGGAATTGATTATGAAGATTACGCTAGATTTAACGGCGCAAGATTTTGATCACCTTACATCGATGCAAATGCGTTGGGCTGGCACAGACTGGAAAGCCAAAGATGGACGATTTGAGCCAGTCATTGCTATGACTGAGGTTGACTATAACTGGGAGTTTGCATTCTGGTGCGAGTCATACTCTGATTACATTTTAGCAGCTGCATATTTGAAATCGATAGCAGAACCACACCAAGCATTATTTGATGGTGCAACTGGTGACATTGCCATCTTGACTGATTATGCTGCAACATGGAGCGACTAATGGAACCCACCTACATGAGCACAACCGAGATGGCTAAGGTGTTGGAGATTTCATCAAGCACACTTCGCCGCATGGTACGCGATAAGAAAATTCAAGCCTTTAAGCCGCCGGGTGGCCATTTTAGGTTTGACTTAGACAAGACAGTCCAGGCGTATTGGAAACTTGAAGGCGAGGCCAACCAATGAGCACTTTGCCAGATTGGGCTATTTTCACAATTGTTACAACGATATGCAGCATCATCATGTGGGCAGGTTACACATGGGGCCATGAGGTCGGAATGACTAAAGGTCATCGCACAGGTTTTGACTTAGGCCGATCCGTTGGCCGTAGAGATATGAGCCACAAATGAGTTACCAGCGCACATCATTAGAAGCATTGCTAAGAGTTGAACCTCACATTGGCTCCATCAATCGCGCCGTCTATGCCTACATCGAGAGTTGTGGACTGGACGGAGCAACCGATTATGAGATTGAAATGGGCACGCATATTGAAGGCAATAGCGTTAGGCCATCACGGGGCGCATTAGTCAAGGCAGGCTCCATCACTGATACTGGTCGAACTCGTAAGAATCACAAAGGCAATGCCTGCATCGTATGGATTGCCATAGATGAAGGGATGATGTTATGAGTTTCAACATGGACGATTATGTGGATGTGGCAGAGCGAATCCGAGTGGTAAAACAAATGTATCCGGAGGCAGTATTTCGTCCGGCCAATCCAATGGAGCCGTTCAAAATTGTTGAAATTGGCGGTGCAACTTATATCGCCTACACAGCTGCGTTGTATCGTGATCCATTTGATGCTTGCCCTGCCATTGCGTGTGCATGGGAGGAAGTACCAGGCAAGACACCTTACACAAAGGGAAGTGAGCTGATGAATGCTGAAACGAGTGCATGGGGCCGTTGTGCTATTGCGTTGGGCATACCTTCAAAGAAAATTGCTAGTGCTGATGAAGTTAAGGCGCGTCAAGAAGCACCTAAAGCGACGGTAAGTGCGATTAAGACTGAAGCGCAAATCTATGACCCCTGGGCAACACAAGCACCCATTGCAGCGGCTTTCGATGCATGGCATTGCAAGCACGGGGATCGCATTGTCAGAGATGGTGAGAAGAATGGTCGTGCCTATTACGGCATGAGTTGCATCAAGACCCTGAATTCAGGCGAGCAATGTGAGACAAATTGGTTTGTGCTGAACGCTGAAGGCGCATGGGTTCCCAAGATTGCTAGCGTGAAATGATGGGCTGGGCAGCTGTAATACCTAGCGAAATCTGCTATTGGTGCGGTCAACGCCGCGAGTTGGCTAAGGGCCGTTGGCGTTATGACCCACGATTGGATCGGAGATGGGCATGCGAAGAATGCAAGTGAAGGTCACAATTCGTTATGAATGCCGTAAATGTAAAAAAATAACTGAGCAAATTGAACGCATTGTTGTTGATAATTTGCCAGATCATGTCAAAGTGTTGCAATGCACCAAGTGTGGTGTCATGGGAGTGTGTCTATTGGAGAATGCCCAATGAGAATTGGCTCATTATGCACAGGCTACGGCGGCTTGGATATGGCAGTTGAAGCCTATTTCAATGCCGAAACTCTTTGGACTTGTGAGTTTGATAAGCACGCAAGCAAGGTCATTGATGCTCACTTTGATGTGCCTAATCATGGAGATCTTAAAACAACGGATTGGACACAAGTCGAATCAATTGACATTTTAACTGCCGGGTATCCATGCCAACCATTTAGCCATGCAGGATCTAGAAAAGGAGCAGATGATGAACGCCACCTTTGGCCGTATATCAAAGAGATTATTGGGATATTGGGACCGCGATTCGTTATCTTGGAGAATGTTAGAGGACACTTTGGACTTGGGTTTAGAGAAGTCCTTAGTGACCTTGCCTCCATCGGGTATGACGCAAAATGGACACTTATACGAGCTTCAGATGTCGGCGCGCCCCATCGAAGGGAGCGACTATTTATCCTTGCTTACCCCAATAGCACACGATGCACAGAAACCAAGCCCCGCAGAATTCAAGCGAAAGAGCCCCAACATTGCGGCAACAATACTAATGAATATACCAACACCGACAGCCAGCGATGCGCATTGGTTAGCTACAAAAGCAGAGCGCAAGGGAATCAAGGGCAACCACAATTTATCGCTAGTCAGTTGGTCCAGGCTATCTATAATCAAGAAGTACCGAATCCATTGGATCAAGGTCAATTAAATGTAAAATTCGTCGAATATATGATGGGCTTGCCTAGTGGTTGGGTGACTAATGTTGATTTGTCACGCGCTCAAATGTTAAAGATATTGGGCAATGGCGTTGTGCCACAGCAGGCTTATCGTGCATTAGAGTTGCTCCATAGTTATCCACAGGAGTTATCCACAGGCACCCCAAACCTGTGGGAAACGCCCAAGATTGACGCTGTTACTTGACATGAAGGATACGATGCATAGCGCACGGCAGGGCCCGTTAGGGATAGCCCGGCGGTGGGTTGTGCATCTATTGGCAGGGCTATGTCTATTGCTTGGCAGCCCTGGAGCAAGTGCAGTAGATATTAAAACAATTCAATCTTATGCAGGTCATGTGCTCACACCTTTGGAGTTCTCAGCTGCATTAGTGTTGTGGACACACGAGAGTCATTGGAATATAAGAGCTGTCAATGGATCACATCATGGCTTGTGTCAGGGTCGCAGTAAGTACCTCATCAATGCTAACTATAAGCAGCAAGTGCAATGGTGTGTGCGTTATGCTGTCAATCGTTATGGATCAGTTGCTTTGGCCTTAGAGCATTGGAGAAGATACAAATGGCATTAAGACATAAGAACAACACAGGTGCATTTAAGGCTCAAAGACTTAGGGTCTTGGCTCGTGATCAATACATCTGTCAGTATTGTGGCACTCCAGGTGCTACCCATTGTGACCATGTTGTTGCAAAGGTTGATGGCGGTGGTGATGAGATGGATAACCTTGTCGCAGCTTGTGCCAGGTGCAATCAATTAAAGGGTTCAAAATCTGTTGGCGTTTTTTTAGGGCGCCTGTCTGCCCCCCTTGTCTCTCCAGATCTTCTCTCCCCAGTCACCACCAGTCCAAGCCTTGTGGGGCCCTTTGAAGGTCAGTCAAGGCCATCGTGGAACTAGTCATAGACAATGCGCCCAAGCGTAAAACTGGGGCAAAGAAAAAACCGCTTATGGGAGCCGTAAAACCGCGTTTAATGTCACCGGCTTTGAAAGGAAAATCCCGAGGGCCAGAGTTTGCAGAGTTTGCCGAAAAATGTGGGTATCCATTGTTCCCCTGGCAAAAATACATCAGCAATGATTTTCTAACCGTCGATAGTTCTGGGGCTTTCGTTCGTAAGACCACGGGGATCATCCTGTCGAGACAAAATGGCAAAACCATGCTAATTGCGCTGCGGATACTCTTTGGCCTCTTTGTGCTCGGGGAAAAATCGATTGTGGCAATGTCATCAAAGCGAGGCATGGCCGAGGATACCTTTCGCAAGGTTTGTTCGATTATCGATGCCAATGAGTTTTTGCGCGTTCAAGTAAAACTCAATCGTGGGGAAGTGGGCTACCGGGGAAACGGCAAAGAGCATTTAGATCTACTTAATGGTGCGCGTTATGAAATCGTTGCATCAAATGCTGACGCTGCACGCGGCAAATCTGCCAATCTCTTATTCGTCGATGAATTGCGCTACATCTCTGAAGAGGCTTGGGCAGCTGCTAAACCAATCACCATCGCAATGGGCAACGCGGCGCAAACCTATGTGTGCTCAAATGCCGGTGATGCGTTTTCCAGCGTTTTGAATTCTTTGCGCGAAAAGGCCCTTTCATACCCATCTAAAACTTTGGGATGGTATGAATACTCTGCCCCTGAGTATTCCAAGCCAACAGATCGTAAAGCCTGGGCAATGAGCAATCCCAGTTTGGGTTTTACCATCACAGAGGAAGGCTTGGAAGAGGCATACTCAGTAATGCCGATGGAAAAGTTTTTGCCTGAGCATTTGTGTATGTGGGTCAGTTCATTGTCTAGTCCCTGGCCTTTGGGAGCTTGGGAAAGTTGCGCCGATCGCAATCTTTCCATTCCAGTTGGCCCAGACACATTCATGGCATTTGATGTGGCAATTTCAAAGCGAACAGCATCATTGGTTGCCGGTCAATATCTGCCAGATGGCAAAATTGCCGTTGGACTTATGCAGCAATGGAAGTCAGAAACGGCAGTTGATGAATTACAAATTGCAGCTGATATTAAGACAAATTGGGTTGATAAGTATTTTCCGCGCATGATTATGTTCGATCATTACTCAACTGCCAGCATCGCTGCAAGATTGAGCGCAAGTGGGTGCAGGATGGTTGATGTGTCGGGAACGGCTTTCTACCAGGCATCAGGGGACTTGTTGGATAGCATTGTCAATAACAGGATTGTGCACATGGGGCAAGATCCATTTGATTTGCAAATGCAATCATGTGCGGCGAAAAAAAATGACTCTGGATGGCGTATTGTGCGAAGGGCGAGCGCCGGCGATGTGTCAGCGCCGATTTCACTTGCAATGATTGTTCACAAGATGCAGGAACCAGTTTCGACTCCAATGGTCATTGCCGGATAGACACGCCGACAGATAGCAGATGTCTTGAATGTGGTATTTAGGTGATATAGGGCTATTATCCCACTATGGGTATATTGTCGGCATTGCGTTTGGTAAAAGATGCGCCTGAAACAATAGAGGCGCAGTACAACCCTGCTGTAATGAACTCCGGTTATGGTGTTGGTTCATGGAGTGATTATGGAATGGGATTTGAATTTGCTGGCATAGATATCAACTCTGCTATGCAGGTTCCAACGGTCAGTAAGTGCAGGCAATTGATCTGCGGAACAATCGCAGGAATTCCTCTTGAGTTATACAACAAAACAACAGGTGAAGAATTAGGGATGCCAGTTTGGTTAGAGCAACCAGATATTCGTCAGCCGCGATCAGTTACGATTGCCTACACGGTTCAATCATTGTTGTTCTATCAAATATGTTACTGGGAAGTCACGGCAACTTATAGCGATGATGGAAGACCAGCGAGATTTGCATGGGTTGCCAATGAACGCGTCACACCAAAACTTAATGCGCGAAATACTGAAGTTGAGTATTACACAGTCGACAATGAAGAGCGTCCGCAAAGTGGCATTGGCAGTTTAATCACATTTCAATCACTTCAACCTGGTGTGCTCGCAACCGGTTCACGAACTATTCGCGCAGCTTTAGATTTGGAAAAAGCAAGTGCCATTAGCGCACAAACGCCCATCCCAAGTGGCTTCATCAAAAATTCCGGAGCAGATTTGCCCGAAGCACAAGTGCAAGGAATTCTTGCAAGTTGGAAAGCCGCTAGAAATTCACGCGGAACTGCGTATTTGACTAGCACTTTAGATTATTCCACCACATCATTTTCGCCCAAAGAAATGATGTACACGGAAGCCAAACAAGATTTTAGCACCGAAATATGCAGACTTATGAATGTTCCGGCATACATGGCGAGCAGTGACGCAAATAAAAGCATGACTTATCAAAATGTGTTGGACGCCAGAAAAGAATTTTACGCGTATACGCTTGCACCTTATGTATGTGCCATTGAGGATCGCCTAAGCATGAATGACATAACAAATGCAAACAATGTGGTGCGCTTTGCAAGTGATGAAACATTCTTGCGAGCTGATGCAACTGCACGCTTGGCAGTCATTGAAAAAATGTTGCAATTGCAATTGATTACTTTAGATCAGGCAAAAATGATGGAAGATTTATCACCGAATGGAGATGGCTCATGAAGTTAACATTTAGCACACCAATTCAGGCGGCCGATGCTGAGAGGCGTATTATCTCAGGTAAGGTCATGGAGTATGGAGCCATAGGCCAAACAAGTGCAGGCGCGGTCATGTTTGAGCACGGATCAATTCAGATACCATCAACGGCCAAAATTAAGTTGCTTGCGCAACATGAGCCAAACAATCCGATCGGCCGTGCTCAATCCTTTAGCACGCAAGGCGATTTCATCTATGGCTCATTCAAAATTTCTAATAGCAGCAAGGGTACAGATTATCTGACTCTAGCTGCGGAGGATTTGGTCTCGGGGCTTTCCGTTGGTGTTGAGGTCATCTCATCACTACCCAAAGACAATTACCTCCTAGTGACGGCTGCCAGGATGATGGAGGTCTCCCTTGTGGAGTCTCCGGCCTTTGAAAATGCAACCGTCACGAGTGTGGCCGCAAGCGCAAGTGAAGCGGAGCAAGTACCAACAAACCCAACAACAGAAAGCGAGGCAGTCATGACGACAGCCCCAGAAACAACAGCCCCAGAACCTGAGGCAGAGGCTCCAGTTGTGGAAGCCTCTCGCCCAGTTATTTCAGCAAGTTATTTGGTGGGAGAAGTTCGCTCACCAATTAAGACCCAAGCACAATACTTAGAGCATTCAGTCAAAGCCCAAATGGGTGATGATCGTTCTCGTGATTATGTTCGTGCAGCAGATGCACAAGCAAAGAAAATTGAAGCTGCAAATGATTCATTCACAACAAACCCTGCATTTTCTCCAGTGCAATATGTTCCAAGCGTTATTGACACATCCGTTATGTCACGCCCAACAATTGATGCACTAGGTGGAGCGCGTGCATTAGCTGCTAACGGTATGACAGTTTCACATCCAAAAATTACAACCAATGCAACTATTTCAACCGTTGCTGAAGGTGCATCTACTGCTGCTACACAGATTGTTAGCTCCTATGTGAATGCCACTGTGGTCAAACTGGCCGGCACACAGATCTACAGCACGGAGCTTCTTGACAGATCAGATCCAAGTTTTTACCAAGCAATGTATGAGAATTGCTTACGCGCGTACGCTAAGGCATCCGATGCAGCTGTTATCGCCGAGATTGTTTCAGGTGGTACACAATCATCAACTCAGGCAGCAACAATTGCAGGACTACAGGCTTATGTTGCTCAGGCTGCTCCAGCTGTTTATGCAGCAAGTGGTGAGACTGCAACTGCATTCATTGCAGGCACATCCGTTTGGTCGCTGCTAATTGGCGCCCTTGACACAACAGGACGCAGCATTTTCAATGCCGCATCACCTATGAACTCCAATGGTCAATCAACTCCACGCGGACTTCGCGGCGACATGATGGGCCTTGATCTTTGGGTTGATCAGAACATGGTCAGCACAACAATCGATGATTGCGCGTTTATTGTTAATCCAATGAGCATTGCAATTTACGAATCACCTAAGTTGACACTTTCAGTCAATGTTGTTGCTACTGGTGAAATCAGCACAATGCTTTATGGTTATTTTGCCACAAAGACACTTGTTTCCGGTGGACTACAGCGCTACAACCTCACCTGATAAAAACCTAAGCCGCTTGCAGGGCTAGGAGGCCCTGGCCCTGCAAGCCTTATCAAAGAAAGGATGATGATGGCCGCGACATACACGACAATGCAAGAATTACGCGACTCACTTGGAATTGGCACGCTTTATACGGATCCTCAAGTTGAAGAGTGTTGCCAGACTGCCCAAGACCTCATCAATTCTTTTCTTTGGTTTAACACGGCCCCTGTTGTGGCAACAGGTACGGCATCAAATGTTGCAACGGTTGTCATAGCCTCACCTGGTCAATTTGTTACTGGTCAGCTGATAACAATCACCGGCAGTGGTTCCGGGTATAACGGAGTCAAGACGATCACCGCGATTGGGCCCTATACAACAACCGCCT